TACAAAGGACGAAGTACGCAAATACATTCGTCATATTGCTGATCGCCGTTTGCTACAACTTGGACTCAAAACCAAGTTTAGACAAAAGGACAATCCACTACCTTGGCTTGACTGGGTACTTAATGGAGCGTCGCATGATAACTTCTTCGAGAAGCGAGTCACCGAGTACTCAGTAGTTGGCATGGAAGGCGACTGGGGGTGGGAAGAGGTCGCCTAATGGAATTCGAATACGAGTTTGAGTGCCCAGTTTGTGATACAGCGATGACGTTGGTGGTAAAGGATTGCGAAGAACCACCAACGCATTGCCCCATGTGTGGTTCTCCTAACGATGAGCATTGGGAAGACTTATGACTTGGTATTATGAAGACGAAGTATTCGATCCGGATGAGGACTTTATCAAGGACTATGTTGGGTTCGTGTATTGCGTGACTGAGAAAGAATCAGGCAAGAAGTACATTGGTAAGAAGTTCTTTTGGTCAGTCCGCAAACTCCCACCACTCAAAGGCAAGACTCGTAAGCGAACCAAGATTACCGAGTCTGACTGGCGCAAGTATTATGGATCCAACGAGCAACTCAAATCATTAGTAGAGGAGCGCGGTGGTGACGCATACCACCGAGAGATCCTTCGCCTATGTACTACGAAAGGTCAGTGCTCATACTACGAAGCGAAGGCGCAGTTTGATCACGATGTACTGTTGAGTGATGAATATTTCAACGAATTTATCGGTTGTAAAATTCACTCTAAACATTTACATTAGTATAAATATTTTTTATAATTGAATGATAATGGAGTTTTTATAATGGCATTGAATAATAGATTACACGTATTCGAAATTCTTGAAAAGGCGTCAAAGCTTAAGAGTAGGGATGAAAGAATTGAAATGTTAAGGCAACACAAAATTATGCCTCTTTTAGATGTATTGAAGGGCACATTCGATAATACCATTCAGTGGAATCTTCCTGATGGTACTCCCCCATACACCCCTAACGCAGAGGATGCTCCTTCACCCTCTTCGCTGTTAAAACAACACATGAACTTCAAGTATTTCGTCAAGGGATTGCGCGAGAGCAGCAGTCTTCCAGCAGTTAAACGTGAGCGTATGTTCATCGACCTGCTAGAGTCTGTTTCTCCGCAAGATGCATCGGTCGTAGTATCGATGATCAATAAGAAGAGTCCATATAGAGGGATCACGAAGAAACTCGTACAAGACGCGTTTCCTGACCTGATTGTGGAATGATTTGATAACCCCGTTGTGAGAATAGAAACTAAAGGAGGCACTTCCATACTATATTATTGAGTCTATAATCCAAGTAAAACAATAAGGAGGTCTTATGACTACATTTAATCAGTTGGAACGACTGAGAAGAGATTCACGAGAACTTGGGCATTATATTCACAAATTGCAGAAAAGAGGTAATTCTAATAAAGCGTATCAACTCTCTAAGAAACAAACGTTTCTAGAGAACGCTATATCAGAAGTAGAATCCCGCGTAAGGAGGTGATCCTATCTGGACATGCCCTCTTTATGGGGGCATTGTTCCCTTTACCATGGAAAAAACTTATGCCAACATATGATTTAAAAAATACGAAAACTGGCGAAACAAAAGAGTTTATTGTTTCGATAAGTAAGAAAGAAGAGATGGTTGCTAGCGGAGAATGGCAACAAGTACATCTCGCTGCGCCACGAGACGTAACGCACGTCGGCAGTATGATCAGCAAGACCGGAAGCGACTGGAGCGATCATCTGAAAAATATTAAGAAGTCAACTGGGAAACGTGTTAAAAATACGATTAACGTCTGATGAAAACAAAACAGCAGCAATCGGAATCGATGATTATTCGCATCGATGACCTCCGTACCATAGAACCCATCACTGATCATCAGCACCAAGCATTTAATGCATGGCGCGAGGGAGACCACCTAGCATTGATGGGCACCGCCGGAACCGGCAAAACTTTCTTGGCAATGTATCTTGCTCTCGAAGAAACCCTTGACCGTTCTACGCCATACGATCAACTCATTATCGTGCGTTCTGTTGTACCGACTCGTGACGTTGGATACCTTCCTGGATCGCTCGAAGAAAAACTCGATGCCTTTACTGGACCATATCGTGCTGCCACTGCTGAGATGTTCGAAGACAACAAGGCATACGAGAAACTCATACACAACGATTACCTGAAGTTTGAGTCAACCTCGTATATTCGTGGCGTAACCTTTGACCACTCTATTATACTGGTCGATGAGTGTCAGAATCTAAACTTCCACGAACTTGACTCGGTGATCACGCGTGTGGGTCAGGGTACTAAAATAATTTTCTCTGGCGACTATAAGCAGTCAGACTTTAAGAGCGACAGAGATAAGAAAGGAATAAATACTTTTTTACAGATCTTGGATCAAATGAAGAACTTCTCGGTCATAAACTTTACATGGGAAGACATCGTAAGAAGCGACTTCGTCCGAGATTACATCATGACAAAGGAATGGATGGACATATGAACAAGGAAAGAGTTTTCGAGCAACTTAAAATCGACGAGGGCGTGAAGTATGAAATCTATCGCGACCACTTGGGTTATCCTACGTTTGGCGTCGGTCACTTAATTGTGAAGGATGACCCAGAGTATGGAGAACCTGAGGGAACTGAGGTATCTGAAGATCGCGTATGGGAAGCATTCGAGCAAGACTTCCGTATTGCGGATCAAGAGTGTGTCGCCTTGTACGGTAACAAGTTTATGATGTGGCCAGATGAGGTACAGGAAATCCTAGTGAATATGATGTTCAATATGGGGCGTACTCGCTTGGCGAAATTTAAGAACTTCCGCGCAGCACTTGAAGACAAAGATTGGAAGCGTGCTGCTGTAGAAGGCAGAGACAGTCGCTGGTATCGTCAGGTAACGAACCGCGCCGAACGATTAATGACCCGAATGGAGAATGTGTGACCCATGGCAAAGTACAACCGTTTCGACCCTAGAAACAAAAAGAAGGACCGCCACAAAAACCAATACCTAGATCGCTCATCATATAAAAGAAAGGCACGACAAGATCAGCAAAACGAGTCGCACTTCGAAGAGCGAATGCAAACAAAGTACAATTGAGGTTAGTATGTTTGAAAATTTTTTATTATGTTTTGTGTCAGTATTGCTCATAATCACTCAGTATAACATCTGGATCGTCAAAAACCAACTTGAGTCTCTGAAAGAAACTTTGAAGAAATTGGACGCTGAAGAATGAAGACGCTTATCTATCAAGTCTGCATCGGAAACGCAGCGAAATCTAAACTGTACAAGCACTGTATGGAATCAGTAAAGCATTATTGCGAAGCGCACGGTATCGACTATATTAAGCAAGATGTACCAGTTCTCAGAATTAAACCTAATGTTTTTCGTACCAATCGTAGCAAAGAGTCATACGAAAAACACGGCGGATACCTGCCTATCTACGAGAAAGAAAATGCATTCGCGTATCTCGAAGAGTATGACCGGATCGCTATTATTGATGCCGATATCTACATTCGCCCTGACTCACCAAATATCTTCGAAGATTTCGGTGACGATCATGCGTTCGGTGCTGTGTCTGAACGCGAGATGCCAATCACCGAGCAATATAAAACAAAGATTAAGGGATACTCAAGCATGCAGTATTCTTCTCTTCACAAACCACAAATTGGAATTGATCTCAAACCGAACGATCTTGGATTCGAATTCTACAACATGGGTATGATCGTGTTGAACAGCGAAAAGTTCTTGCCGTTCCTCAAAGGTCAAACGCCAAAACAGTTTATTGAACGCGCAGAGTTTCAGAACTTTGTTGACGGTATGGGCGCATGGAAATGGAGCACCGATCAAACGCTGCTTAATTTCTTCTTGAAAAAGCATAAAGTCCCGACTAAGCATATGGACTGGAAGTGGAATGGACTATATACCGCTAACACCAAACTGGATGAATGTCACTTTGTGCACTTTTTCCTGAAGGATAAGTTACCAGAGGCAGGTGAAAACGTCAAACAACTAATGGAATTGATATAATGATCAAAACAATTTTCGTACATATTCCCAAGTGCGCTGGCATGACAATTCGAAGAAGTCCATTGCTAAACAACAAGATAATTGTAGGCACACCAAATAATCACAAAAGTTCTTCGTATTCTTCTGCCGTAAAGAAGAAAATGGATTCTATCGGGGACCATCATGGATATGAGCATGCTCGCTGGAGAGATTATAAAGAAGATCTTCGTTTGATGCACAATGCTGTCGCGGTCGCACGTAATCCTTGGGATCGTGTTGTTTCTCGATATTTTTTTGCCAAAAAGGTAATCGAGGTTGAAAAGAAAGAACCTGTTGGTAAGCATAAAATTGATTCGTTCGAGCATTTTCTTGAAGAAAGGTTTGAGTGGGGCGATCAAGATTATATGTGGCATCGTGCTATCCGAGGTTGGTATCCTTCGACCGAGCACGTTTGCGACGAGAACGGCAAACTCCGTTGCGATATGATGCGTTTCGAGAACCTAAACGATGATCTGTGTAGTTACTTTAATCTTCCGACCATGACTCGCGCGAGAAATGTTACTGGACTAAACGAAGGGACATATATGGATATGTATACGCCAGAAACTATACAAATCGTAGCAGACTGGTACAAGTCCGACATCGATATGTTTGGGTATGATTTTGATACTGGTGCTCGACATAATTATTGGAACGGAAAAACAGAATGAATTGCAAATTGCATTATCTGCCACTTCATACTGGTTCTTGTAAACAATCTAAAGAATCATTACATAGTTTTTTAGAATATGGATGGAACGTCGAATTAGTAGAAGGGTACACTCCTGAAACTGCTGACACAAACCTCGGTTTGATAAAGGGTGGACGTCTTTACAATTTTCAGAAAAAAAACCAAAAAAAATTCTTAACCAAAAGGGCGTGCGTGTTGAATCACGTTAGGTTTTGGAAAGAGGTCGTTGTTTCTAATGTACCTCAAGTGTTCTTGGAACACGATACTATTGCTATCGCTCCTCTGGAAGAGTGTAAATTTGAAGATGTGTTGGTTTTGAATATGGACTTCGCATTTAAGTTTGGTGCGCTTCGCGGAAAGTTTCGTGATTATCCGAAAGATTCCAAAGATAGGGTGATAAAACTAGGGAAAGATTACCCTCTCAAGTGTAACATAAACAGTTCTCCCTTTAAAGGTGCCTCTATGGTTCCTGGTACTGCAGCATATGCGATAACTCCAAAGGGTGCTGCGAAAATGTTACAAGTTACCGAAGAACGAGGACTAGAGCAGAGCGACTTTATTCTCAATGACATGAACGTCGTCATAGAATATTTAAACCCCAGTCCTGTCAAATTTAATAATATAAATTTAAAAACATCGCACGGTCATTAAACACACTACGCTTGATTGTCATAGGAGAATAAATTATGATGAAGACGCCAGTAAATATTGACTCGGTCAATATAATTGACTTGATTAAAAACGGAACTTCTGGAATAGAAATTGGAGTTTGGAAAGGAAGTACAACCCGAAGGTTTTTGCAGAAAAACTTATCAAGTTTAACGTTAATCGACCCTTGGTCGATCGACCCATACAAAAAACTTGGACAATCAGAATTCGATTCATATCTTTCTAAATATTCTACTTTGGTAAAAAGCGAAGATGAAGAAAATTTTCAATCATACTATGATGAGGTTTATGAAGAAGTTTATGCAGAGTTTGGGAATTTAAAAAATGTCAACATATTCCGAGGCACCAGTTCACAATGGTTTGAAAACTGGAATGGTGAACAGGTGGACTGGATTTATATTGATGGCGATCATACGTATGAAGGTGCGCTGTATGATTTAAATCTTTCCGTCGAGGTTGTTAAGAAAGGAGGGTTAATCATAGGTGATGATTATAAATGGAAAGAGAATTGCGGCAAAGAGGGCGTTACTCAAGCAGCAAATGAATTTAGTAAATCTAATGGGTTTGAGATAATCCAACACGGCAAACGTCAATTCGTTATGGTTAATCAATAAGAACCGCGCCTATAGGCAATTAAAACATGATAGTGTTAGTCTCTTACGATCCCGCTGACCCTGAGTCAATTCTGAAAGCAGAAGAAACCAAGGCATCTGTTGAAAAATATGATGAATGGGGGGGATGCTCGTTAGTGCCTATGATTACTCGCGAGCAATTACCCAACACTAAATGGATAAAGAACGGTAAAATACATTCTCATGAGATCAAAGTAGAAGAGTTTCCGGAAGAACCAGAATACTATAGAAACCTTCTTTACCAGCAACGACTAGCGATATCGCACAGATTATTGTGGCAGAGAATAATAAGGGTGAAGCAAAGTGCTGCCATAGTCGAGGCAGGAATGCTTTGCTACTCAAACTGGACTAACATAAAGTTCAAAGATTGTTTGATATTGGAGATGGAGCATGCGTTTGATTATCCTACACCACTCGAAAGGTTTTGGATGCATACGCCAAAGGGCAGAGAAACCGGAGCGCATCCTCTCGACTCGACTCATCCCCTGAAAAATACATGCGATAATGCCTATCATGGTGCCGACCTAATTCCTGCCCCTGTTTCGTATGCCCTTAATGTTCGAGGTGCTAATAAACTTCTGCAGGCAATTGCTAAGAATGGAATCGACCAAGTTAATCATACGATTAATAGTAAAGCAATCGATCTTGAATTTTTGTACCCGAGCGTATTTAGATACAAGACCGCGAATTTAATAACAGACGGAACGAGACTACCTTGAGATGTACCTACGCGACGAAAAAATTTTATTCGTTCATATTCCCAGGAATGCTGCTCAAAGCGTAACAGTGTTCTTCTATAATTGTTTAGGGATATTAGACCTGTTTGCTAATACGAATGGATACAATGAGATTCGCAAAGAGAAGACCATCGAAGAACTATACAACTCAGATTCTCCGAACGAGCGATACCTATTCGCAAAGAACAATCGGTGGAAAGTTCCTGGACCAATCGTTCTGACTTATATGACAATGCAAGAATACATTGATTATGAATATATTTCGCGCGAAGAGTTGCCTTCTATCAAAAAAATAGTTACAGTAAGAAATCCATACGAAAGAATTATTAGTGCATGCAACTATAAAGCTGTTGCGCCAAACAGACACTGGATCCAGAAAGTTGCAAATTATGACAGGGTTCGATCAGAAAAGATGCGACACTTTATGAGGCAGTCAGATTTCTTAAAATTAGACGGAGAGATTGCCATGGACCATATAGTCAAGGTTGAGGACATACATACCATACCTTCGTTGGTTTCTGATCGAATAGATACTGATGGTAAAAAAATTCCTCACTTTAATAAAGCACCTGAAGGGTTGTTGTATGAGCGTGCAATCAACGACGAACTAATCGCGGCGAAGGTCGTAAAAGAAATAAAGCGCGACACCATTGACTGGATCAATGACTATTACCACGAAGACTTTCAGAGGTTTGGGTACGAAAAGGTATGAAGGCGAAAATTATTACGCTCCGAGATAATAATCTCTCGATTGCTGCAGCAGAAAAAACAATTTCTTCGTCAGAAAAAGTCGGTAACGATTTCATTCCTGAGATTTATGATGCCATCACGCCAGAGATGGTTGACGATAAAATGAAAGAGTATCGCCTCAAGTGGAACTATCCGTCTGCTGGGGAAGAGTATGATATGATGAGCGGGTTAAAGAAGTCAGCATATCAAACGACGAATCTTAACAAAAGGATCGCTTGTTTCTTATCTCATTATGAGCAGTGGAAACAATGTGCTGAATCTGATGCACCAATGATCGTACTGGAGCACGACGCATACTTCACGGCGAAGGTTGACGTTGACATGCTCGAAAAAAGTAGTTACAATATAATAGGATTGAATAATCCAATGGGTGCTACTCGGCGTGCTAATATTTTTCATCAGCAAGTCAAGGAACGATCCAAGGGTGTGCTACCTTGCCCGAAGGTTGATCTGGATCACGTGCCCCAAGGATTAGCAGGTAATTCTGCATACTATATAAAACCTGAAGGCGCAAAGAAGATGCTAGAACTTGTGAAAGAATTTGGTGCTTGGCCAAACGATGCGATTATGTGCCGGCAGTTACTCGGCGGTAGACTTGGTGTCACCAACCCATACTATACGAAAGTACAAGGACTTGTTTCAACTACATCATTATGAAATCTTTTGTTATCACGATTGAGTCCATGCCTGAGTCGGTGAAGGCAGCGAAACGTTGTATACGTTCCATGCCCGAGTATGACGTTCAGATGTTTCCTGCCATTACGCCAGACGATGATCCTATAATGATCGCAGGTAGCGAAGGTCTAGATCTATCCTTTTTTGACGTCGATGCTCAAAAGTATTCCCGCTTCGAGCGTTGCGTCTCGGCGTTCCTATCACACTATTCATTATGGAAACAATGCGCTGAGGAGAACGTTGAGTATCAGATCTTTGAGCACGATGCTGTTTGCGTAGGAAACCTCCCACAGTTTATTTCGCATAACGGTTGTATCTCGCTAGGTGCACCGAGTTATGGCAAGTTCAACACTCCATCCGTTCTGGGCGTCTCTCCTCTCGTCAGTAAGATTTACTTTCCTGGCGCGCACGCGTACCGACTTAAACCAAAGGCGGCGAAGACCCTCATACAACACGCTAGAGAGAATGCTGCACCCACCGACGTTTATCTCTCGCGAACTAATTTTAATTGGTTGCAAGAATACTACCCTTGGCCAGTAGAAGCGCGCGATACATTCTCTACAATACAAAAGAAGAATGGTTGCCGCGCAAAGCATAATTATGGAGAATCGTATGAACTCTTATGATAGAGCGTTCATCACTGGTTGCGATTCGAACACTGAATGGCAACTACAGTGGTTCCTAAAGAATTATACAAAGCATAACGACACGCCGATTTTATTCTGTGACTTTGGTGTTACTCAAGAGATGCGATTCTGGATTGCGCGTCAGAGTATAGTCGCCGAAGTATACAAAGTTCCTCTACAAAATAAGAGCGGTTGGTTCTATAAACCTGCTGCGCTGCTACACTCTCCGGCGAAAGAGACCGTTTGGTTGGACACTGACATGCACGTGCTTGGAGATATTTCGGATATCTTTGATTATCTCGAAGAAGATAAACTTGCTATGGTTGAAGACAAACCTTGGTCGAAGCGTCGCGGTGAGACTTGGCATAACTCAGGAACTGTTGGCATCAAAGGCAAACCGTCGATACTCAAGCAATGGTTCGACAACACTCTAAAGAGCACGCAAGTTGGTGATCAAGAAGTTCTACACGAGATGGTTCGCAAAGATCCACTCACAAGAATGAGATATATAAAAGACTTGCCAAATAAGTACAACTGGTTGCGACTGCAGTTACTTGATGGTCAAGACTCCAAGCATAAGTTGATTATGCACTGGACTGGAATGAAAGGCAACAACGAGATTAGGAAGTTGATATACAATGACTAAAGTGGTTCATGTAATTGGTAATGGCGACAAGGCAACATACTACCTTAAAGAAAAACGCGAAGGTATCAAGATCCTTTGCAACATGCCTCCGTTCGAGATTGACCCTCGCGAAGTCTATGGAACTTGTATGGTCGATTTTAAAATGATGAAAGCATTGACTGAGGGTTCAGTAAACCTTGACCGATACATGTGGATTCTGGGCACTCGACCTAAGATTTGGATGAACGATAAAAACCAATCGTTGTTCTACATGAAGTATGCTCCAAACATCAAGGAGTTCTACACGTATGTCCCCAAGTATGCCAAGAATGCCACTAACTTTAATTGCGGGCATATGGCAGTTCACTATGCGGCGAATCAACAGAAAGCAGACGAGATTCATATGTATGGGTTCGATGCCCTATTCGATTTCAATATGAGAAGTACAACTGATCTGGTATTGAGTAGCGACCGCACAAATAACAACAATTATCGTTTGTTGAACAACTGGCGTCCAATCTGGCGTGATATTTTTCGTCAGTTTAAAGATACAAAATTTGTCTTACATCATAACCACGACAACCTGAAAGTTCCCAAGCTTGACAATGTTGAAGTAATAGTATACAATGATGCATTAACTAAGATTCAACAACGTAAAGACGAGAGTGACATCAGTGGAGAATAAATTGTTCGAACATGTAGGAGTTGATCTGGGTTATGATGACCTAGATTGTGAAACCAAAGAGTCGGGTAGAAAGTATTCAACACCCGAAGGCGTTAAGTACCCATCAATCACCACGGTACTCAGTATTCTCTCGCGCGATGCGATCATGGCATGGCGACGCCGCGTAGGTGCCGAGGAAGCGAACAAGATATCCCATCGCGCATCTACGCGCGGGACTGCGGTACACGCTATCATTGAGAAGTATTTAAACAACGAGGAAGACTATCGCGAAGGGTACATGCCCAACATCATCGATAACTTCCTGACGGTCAAGCAGATCCTCGACGAGCGTATCGGCAAGATCTATGCCCAAGAGGTTCCGCTGTACTCTGACTATCTTGGTGTTGCTGGTCGAGTCGACTGCGTTGCTGAGTTTGACGGTCAGTTGTCCATCATTGACTTCAAGACGAGTCGTCGCCTCAAGACCGTCGAACAGGTTGAAAGTTATTTTATGCAGGAAGCATTCTACGCGATCGCGTTCGAAGAGCGAACTAAGATGCCGATCACTCAGTTGGTAACTATCATCTCAGTTGATGAAGGCGAGTGTCAGGTATTTGTTGAGCATCGCGACAACTGGGTCAAACCTTTGCAAGATGTAATCGCTCGTTATGAGCGAGGTAGGAAATAATCGCCGCTATAGCTCAG